ACCGAAAGGAAAGAAGCAACGTAGATGCAGGCAAGACGCGGGTTCGACTCCCGCCCGATCCACCATAAAGAAATTGTATGTACATTATGAACATCAAACAACATTTCAAAGAGCAACTAGATAGTGGTGCTACTACTATGTTTTTTTACGGACTTGAAAATGAAGATCAAACTAAGATCGAAATCAAAAGTCACAAAGGAACATTGTCAGAATTTCCTACTACGCTAGAATACATTAGACATATGGGCGAGGATATTCCATTGTTCAAAGTTTCTTTATGATGGGTCGGTCATGGTTTCGATTGCGTGAGGATACAAAGTGGACAGCACGGTAGGCGATCTAACCGTTTAGTGCTTTTAACTCTTTGTTCCTTTTTCTTGTTGCCAACATTTTAGCAACTTTAATAGGGTCTTTCATCGGATTGTTAATGGAAGATAAATCTTTTTTCGTATAAGAAGTTCTACCCATATCTTCCCAGGCTTTTCCTTTTTTTGCTAAAGAAATTTTTTCTTTTTGTTCCTGCGAAATTGGAGGTCTTCTTTTTCCCTTTTTTGACAAGGATTTTTTCTTTCTTGTTTCTTCAGATTCCTGACGACCTAATGACCCGTCGCCCCCTAATGTAAGATTGTAACCATTACAATCTTGAAAGCCTACATAGGATCTATATTCATTTATGAAATAATTTTCCATTACATTTAATGTATGAGCGCCGTCTGTTGATTGGTAAATTAACTCCCAAGTAAAGTTTGCCCATCCGTATTTTTTAATTGCTGAATAAAAAAGGCGATTTATATTTTTGCTACTTGATTTATGTGTAGAAATTCTAGAAGGCCAATTTGAATCAAATCCTATATAAACTTTACCGTTTATAATATTGGTGGCTTTATATATTGAATAAATATTCATGCTGTAACTCCAATCAGTTATAGAGTAGTTGGAATTGTCCAGATTCGCGAACTACGTCTTTATTTATGCCAATTTATTGTGTATAATTAAAGTTGAATGGTAGTAAACTGATTATAAGAAATGATGGCAAGACTCCGGTTCGATCCCGGACGGGTCCACCATAAAGGCATACAGTGTTTTTATGATGGGCCCGACAGTTGGCTTCGATTGCGATAGGAGTAATATATTTTAGCTACCCGATACGCAAAAATCGTTAATCTGGCAAAACTATAAATGCAAATGAGGCATTTTTTGGTGAGGACTTACGCCTAGCGGCGTAATTCACCTGGGGCAGGAAAAGGCCTTATAACCCAACAAACCAGATCAGGCTACTTTGGTAGCCTTTTCTTTTGATGATAAATATCATTGTGAAATACATTGCTATTATATTGCTAATATTATCGAGCTTTACTGCTGGCGCTGCGGTAAGGTACAATCCTCATCTACGAATTTTTGAAGGTAATGTTTGTATGAATAATATAGGATGGCAAATTGTACAATGGCAACCGTTAGGAAGCATATGTTATATGCGATCACCTAATGGACAAATAATGCAAGGTATTATTATTAACGCTTAACTATGCCAATAGATACAGAAAAAACTAAAGGAATTATTGATACATTAATAAGAATGTCTAGTCGTGAATTGGCTGTAACGCTGTTTTTAGTTGCGGGTGGTATATCTGGTGCCTTTTGGATAGAAAATCGCTATGCTAAAATAGCAGAAACTAAATCAGATATAGAAAAAACTGAACAAGAAATAAAAAAACACAAATTAGAAATTATTCAAATGCATATTAGAACTTTAGAATTAATAAAAATTCAACCTAAAGAAGTTCAAGAGACCATTGAAAAAAATAGTAAATCCTTTATGGAAAACTATAATAGATTAGAATCTGCGCAGTCGAAATAACATTGACAACAAATAAATTGTAAGTTATAATATAATCTCCAGGAGACTTTTTATGACTATGCATCTTCATCATCCTTCTCTTAGTCTTAATGGTAAGAAAAAGGGTAAACAGAAATTCCGTAATGCTGCTGAAGCGCAACGTGCTCGTGAACTCAACGAATCCTGGAAAGACCTTCAAAAGCGTTGGGGTGTTGAACAAGAAGAACGCAAACGTAAACGTGCTCTCACTGCTCCAGTTTGGACAGATCCTACTCTCATACGGCGTGATGCAAACGATCCTAGACCCAAAAGTCTAAATACTTGGACCACTGGTGCAGTTTCAAGTAAACCTTCACCTCAGTATTCAGGTACAAAAATTCTCGGAATAGGTACTCTTCATAAGAGTAATGCAGTCCCAGTGTTTAGTAACGAAGAAGCCATAGACATTAGTAGAATGCGACGAGGATAAAATATAAAATAAATATTTTAATGAAACCAACATTAAATGAAAAACTAATTGCATATCTAGCACTTTTAAGCGGATTATCTATTTCAGCAGTAGCGGCCTATTATTCTGTAGTAGGTCTTACTGCTATTTTTGCTGCGGCAGCTATTCCTATTATCATTATGGGAGTTACTTTAGAAATTAGTAAATTAGTAGCAACTGTTTGGTTAAAACAAAATTGGTCCATCGCACCAAAGACCATTAAAGCATATCTTATATTTGCAATTGTGCTGTTGATGCTAATTACATCTATGGGAATTTTTGGACTATTATCAAAAGCGCACAGTGATCAAGGATTAGTTAGTGGAGAAGTATTATCAAAAATTGCAATATATGATGAAAGAATTAAAACAGCAAAAGAAAATATTGAAGCCGACCGCCGCCAACTTAAACAAATGGATGAGGCAGTTGACCAAGTCATGGCACGAAGCACAACAGAGCAAGGTGCAGACAAGTCCGTTGCTATTCGTAAGGCTCAAGCCCGCGATAGGATTGCTTTGGCCAAAAGCATTGAAGCCGACCAAAAACTTATTGCTACTCTCAATAATGAAGCCGCACCAATACGAGCAGAAGTACGTAAAGTTGAAGCTGAAGTAGGACCTATAAAATATATTGCTGCATTCGTCTATGGTAATACAGATCCTACTATTTTAGAAAAAGCAGTGACTTGGGTCATCATTCTCCTTGTTGTAGTTTTTGACCCTTTGGCAATAATTCTATTACTAGCCAGTCAAATTAGTTTCCAACAATTTAGAGAACGTGCTGACAACCCTAAAGAAATATTACCAGAACCTCAAATAGAAAAAATAGAAGAAACCATGGAGGGTAACAGCCCTGAGAAAGAATCTGATGTAGTCATCACAGCCACTGTCACAGAATCTGTCCTTGTAGTTGACGAAAAATCTATTGACGATTTTGATATAAACAAACATCCGTATCTATTTAAAGTTCCCGAAAATCGTCATCCTCCGGGAATAGAACCAGTTTCTCCACAAGTATATAAATTAGAACAAGACATAGTCGATCAAAACCCTTCAATTGATACTACATTAGAATTAGAAAGAATTGAAGAACTTGTAGCAACTATTGAAGAAAATGTCGAAAAACTTTCTACTGACCAAGTTGCAGCAGTTGACGAAATTGATTATAGAAATTTCAGTCAAGAAAAATTAGAAGAAAAAATAAACTACTATGCGGGACTAATAAGGGATAAAAAAATATTAGCATCCGATATCCCAAAAGAAATAATAACTGAGGTTAAATCAAGAGTTTAATTTATGCAAAATAGAATAACACTTATTACTCCACCTGATATTTTTGAAAATGAATCATACAGTATAATGTTTATACATCTCACTGATCAAGATCAAGAAAAAGTAAGTATATGGTTAGCAAATAATCCAATAAAAGAACATTTAAACATTTATTTTTATTCAGGTGAAACAAATGTAGATTGTATGTTACATGCTCTAGCGAGATGTGATTATAAATTTATTGATCTTGATAATATGAATAATATAACTAGTGCTTTGTCTGGTTATATATTAGGTAAGAAAAATACATTTTTTAAAACTACCGATGAAAACCTATCTTCAATTTATAACTATATAAACCAAAATAAGATAACTAATGTAGAAGTATTCTTAACAAAGGCTCTTAATGACAAAGCTAACTAATAAACAGGCCTGTGATTTTTGTGGAAAAAGCAAAGAAGCTGTTGAAAAACTTATTGTTGGTGAAAATGCAGCAATATGTAACGATTGTGTAGATTTATGCACATCTATATTAGATGACGAAAAAGTAAAAAGTTTACCGACTGATAAAAAAATACTAAATCCATCTTTAATTAAAGAATATTTAGATGAATATATTATTGGTCAAGACGATGCAAAGATAACAATTAGTGTTGCAGTTAGTCAACATTATAAAAGAATTAACCATCCATCGAAAAATTTAACATTAGAAAAAACAAATGTATTAATGCTCGGTCCTACTGGTTCCGGTAAAACCATGATTGCTAAAAAAATAGCCGAGTATCTTGATTTGCCATTTGCAATTTGTGATGCCACGAGCCTTACTGAAGCAGGCTATGTAGGTGATGATATTGAAAATATCCTATTGCGTCTTATTAACGAAGCTGACGGAGATATTGAAAAAGCTAG